CTCCGGCAGTCCTGTTTTTATATTGTCCGAAAGCCTTATGACATGAAAACTGCCGGCAGAAACCCGTATCAGGGAAATATTGATAAGCGTGGCTGCAAATAAAGCCAGAAAGGAAGTAACCCATGAAGTTAGAAGAATTGTTAGGAGAAGAACTGTATAAACAGGTCAAAGAGAAAATTGATGCGGCAAATGCGAATGAATCGGACAAGTTAAAGCATATCAGGTATGCAGATCTGTCAGAGGGCGAGTATGTCAGCAAAGGCAAGTATGATACCGCCGTGGCAGAAAAAGAGAATCTTGCCGGTCAGATCAAAACGCTTAATACTACGATCGGAGATCTGAAAAAGAACAATGCAGACAATGAGACATTACAGAACACCATTGCGGATCTGCAGACGAAGTTAAAAGATCAGCAGACAGCCAATGAGAAGATCTCAAAGACCTATGCGCTGAAAGATTCCCTCACAAAGCAGGGCGTACTTGATCCGGACTATCTGATCTACAAAGCTGGTGGACTTGACAAGTTCACATTTGACAAGGAAGGTAAACCGGTTGGTGTAGAGGATGCAGTAAAACCGTATAAGGAAGATAAGGCAATGGCGCATCTGTTCAAACAGGAACAGCAGAAACCACCATATCATCCACAGGGCGGTACCGGAGGAGCCGGAACTACAAATCCGTTCGCAAAAGAGACGTTCAATCTGACCAAACAGGGTGAACTTTTAAAATCAAACCCGGAGCAGGCGAAAGCAATGGCTGCAGCCGCAGGGGTAACAATTTAAGGAGGTAAATTTCTATGGCAATTACAAAAATTGCAGACGTGATCGTACCGGAGCTTTTTAACCGGTATGTAATCAACAGAACAATGGAGCTGTCCGCGTTTTTTAAGAGTGGAATCGTGGTAAACAGCCCGGAATTTGACACACTGGCAAGTGAAGCGGCCAGAACACACAATATGCCATTCTTTGAAGATCTGAATGGAGAATCGGAGCCAACACTTGAGGATGTGAAGATGACACCGGCAAAGATCGGTTCTAACAAAGATGTATCCACCACAATTCTTAGACAGAAGATGTGGGCTGCTACAAATCTTTCCGCGGCATTGGCTGGAGTTGATCCAATGAAAGCAATCGGTGATCTGGTAGCTGGTTACTGGGCGAGAGATATGCAGAAAGAGTTGATCGCGATCCTGTCCGGTGTGTTTGGAACCACTACCGCAGGAGATAGTGGAACACCGGCGGCAGAGACCAGAATGGCGGATCATATCCTTGATCTGACTATTGGAAAGACGGATGCCGCAAAGCAGATCAGTGCATCTGCATTTATCGATGCGTGCCAGCTTCTTGGTGATGCACAGGCGCAGTTATCCGGCGTAGCAATGCACTCTGCAACCAAGTCTTATCTGAAAAAGCTGAACCTGATTGAGACCGAGCGTGATTCTACAGATGTTGAGTTTGACACCTACCAGGGCAGACGTGTGGCCGTGGATGATGGTTGCCCGGTGGATGCTAAAAATGGTGTGTATACCACATATCTGTTTGGAAATGGAGCAATCGCATATGGAAATGGTTCTCCGGTCGGTCATGTAGCAACAGAGGTTGATCGCGACAAACAGACCGGTGGTGGTATTGATTATCTGATTAACCGTAGGGCGTTTATCCTGCATCCGAGAGGAATCGCATACACCGGAGCAAAGCGTGAACATGTGGAGACACCAACAAGAGCAGAGCTTGCAATGGCAGAGAACTGGAATCCTGTATACGAGCCAAAGCAGCTTAGAATCGTAGCGATCAAGCACAAGATCGGGTAGCCTATGGAGCTGGCAAAGTTAAAAGCACTACTTGGAATTGAGGGTGATTCTAAGGATGTGGTGCTTGAATTTGTCATTGCAGATGTGGAAGAAATCATTAAGAACTACTGTCATGTGGAGGAAATGCCGGATGGGTTGCAAAACACCGGCTACCGCATGGCAATGGATCTGTATCGGAATGAGAATATTGGAAGTGAGACGGGAGCTGTTGGTTCTGTCTCCTCAATTTCCGAGGGCGATACTTCTACATCATTCCGTCAGTATGTGGATGATAATTTCAAGGATACAGTGCTGAAAAATTATAAGTCCTCACTAAACAGATACAGGAAGGTGGCGTGGAAATGATCGCGGATGCAATCAAGCAGGCACAGGCACTTGCAAGGAAAGCCCAGGAAGCCACATATGATGGCAGATGTACGGTTATGGAGCATCAGAAATTGAAAGATCCAAAAACCAGAATTACAACAGAAAAAGATGTGGTGGTATTGGAAGATGAACCATGCCGCTTATCATATTCCAGTGTCAGTGCAGTGGATCAGACGGAATCAGTAGCAAAGACGGCACAGGTCACAAAGCTGTTTTTATCTCCGGACGTGCAGATCAAGCCGGGAGCAAAGATTACAGTAACACAGGCTGGTGTGACAAAAAACTATAAATGCGGCGGTGTGGCAGCAGTATATTCGACGCATCAGGAGATTGTGTTGCAATTATCAGAGAGGTATGCATGATGGGAATGGGAAGCGTGGATATGCGGGAGTTGGTAAAGCTACAGGAGAATCTTAAAAAACTGGAGGATGAAGCAAAACGGCAGCAGTTTTGTGAAGCAAGTGCGAAGAAACTTGCTGCCAGATTACTTACATATGTTATTAAACGTACTCCAGTTGGAAATTATTCTTATGAGGTCACTGCAACAGCAAAGCGTGACGGTAAAAAGCATAAAAAAGGTGAGCAGTATACTAAAAGGATAAATCCATCGGGAAGAAAAGGCGGTGTTTTACGCCGTGGGTGGATTTCAAAAACACCAGAAGAGGCTGCGAAAGGCGGAAGAGTTTCTATGGATGAAATACTTGCATATATAAATGGAGTACAGGTGAAAAAGTCTGGAAAGCAATACATAATTGAAATTAAGAATCCAACTGAGTATGCGAGTTTTGTAGAATTCGGACATCGAACAGCAAACCATAACGGATGGGTTAAAGGGCAGTTTATGATGACTATTTCTGAAAATGAAATCAAACGTATGGCTCCTGGGTTACTGGAAAAGAGACTGGAAGAGTTATTGGGAGGTACATTCAATGCTTAACAACGTGATAGCCGGGATAGCAATTGCCCTGAACCAAGAGTTTGGGGATGATTATGAAATTTATACAGAGGAAATAAAGCAGGACTTGAAAGAGCCTTGCTTTTTTATTACCCTCTTAAATCCATCCAAGACAGATTTCCCATCCAAACGGTATTTGATGGACAATCCATTTTGTATACAGTATTTCCCGAAATCGGAGGACAATCCGAATAGTGAATGCCGCGATGTAGCTGATCGTATGTTATGGGCGTTAGAGAATACTACGCCTTTGGATGCAGACAGGCCGATACGAGGGACGGACATGCATCATGAGATTACAGACGGAGTGCTGAATTTCTTTGTAAATTACAATTATTTCGTCCGCAAGGTAGAGACTCCGGCTCCTCTTATGGAAACTATGACAACAGTATTACATTTGAAAGGATAGGTGCGATATGGGTGAAACAAATACAGAAGTAAAACCACAGGTATCTGCGGATGTATTTACAAAGCAGCAGCTGGCAGAATCCAAACGCTATAAGAAACAGCGGGATCTGCTGGAAGCGTTGCTGGAAGATGGAAAAACATATACGATTGCGCAGGTGGATAAGATCACCGGTGATTATCTGAGAAAGGAAGTGAAGTAAATGGCATTTGGCGGAGGAACATGGATAACCCAGAACAAAGTGCTTCCGGGCGCGTATATCAATGTCGTAAGTGCGGGGATTGCATCTGCGGCATTGTCTGACCGTGGTATTGCCACAATGCCGCTGGAACTTGACTGGGGACCGGATGATACGGTTTTTAAGGTTACTACAGCGGATATGCAGAAGTATTCGAAAAAGATATTCGGATATAGTTATACCGACGATAAGATGAAAGGACTGCGAGATCTGTTTGCTGGCGGAACCTTGGTGCTGTATGCATACCGGTTAAACGGCGGCGGGACAAAAGCGTCCAATGATTATGCTACAGCTAAGCACACGGGGACACGCGGCAATGCGATCAGGATCTCCATAGCAAAGGACGTGGATGATCCAGAGTCGTGGAATGTAACTACATATCTTGATACGTCCAGAATTGAAGTACAGAATGTAAAAAAAGCGGCTGATCTGAAAGATAATGACTTTGTGACATTTAAAACAGATACGTTGGAACTTGCAGCAGTTGCATCGGCAGCACTGTCTGGTGGAACGAATGGTGTCGTCAATGGCGATGCGCATGCGGAGTATCTGGCAAAGGCAGAAGCCTACGGATTTAATACGATGGGCGTTGTGGTTACAGATGAGGTGACCAAGAGGCTGTATGTGGCATATGTAAAGCGTATGCGTGATGAAGTTGGTAAGAAGTTTCAGCTTGTGCTTTACAAGTCGGATGCTGACTATATGGGAGTTATTTCCACACCGAATAAAACGACGGACGAGGGCTGGCCGGAAGCATCCGCTGTATATTGGCTTACCGGGGGGGAATGCTCCACTGCGGTGAATAAGTCCTGCGAGGGCAGAGTGTACGATGGTGAATTTTCCATTGAGCCAATTGACAATGATCTGGAAGATTATATCAAAAAGGGACAGCTTGTGTTTGATAGAAATGATGATGAAATTGAGATTCTAAGTGATATCAATACACACATAACCATCACGGAAGATTGCAACGAATTTTTTTGCGACAATCAGACAATCAGGGTTGTAGACCAGCTTGCAAATGATGATGCACTGCTCTTTAAGACACGGTTCCGTGGGAAGTTCCCAAATGATGATCCAGGGCGGAACAGCTTGAAAAGTGGGCTGTGCGAGATCCGTGAAAAATTACAGAATTTGCGGGCTATTGAGAATTTCAAGCGGGATAATGTCACCGTGGAACAGGGAGAATCAAAGAAATCGGTAGTCGTTAATAATACGGTTGAAGTTGTAAATGCCATGAGTATTATGTACATGACTACAGTAGTGAAATAAGGGGGTGAAGTATAAATGAATAATGTGATGCTTGCAAAGGATTCTATCTCTGCAGCTCTTGCAGAGTGCTACGTGACAATTGGTGAACGTAGATACAATCTGATGACCGCAATCAAGCTTGAAGCGAATTTCAAGAAGAACAAGGCAAAGGTTCCAACTCTTGGCAAGACAGGAAAGGGAAATAAGTCGGTATCATGGGAAGGAACCGGATCTTGTACAATACATTATAATACGAGCATTTTCCGTAAAATGATGCTTGATTTTAAAAACACTGGTGAGGATGTCTATTTCGAAATTCAGATCACGAATGATGATCCATCCAGTGCTGCAGGATCTCAGACAATCACTCTTTTACAGTGCAACATTGACAGTGGAGTGCTTGCGAAATTTGATGCATCTTCTGACTCATATCTGGACGAGGATGTTAGCTTCACATTTGATGATTTTGATATGCCGAAAGAGTTTCAAGAAATTATTGGACTTGCAGCGTAATATTGCCCCTTATGTGTCTGGCATGAGGGGATTTTTTATAGGAAGAAAGGAGACAATGTATGTCAAATTTAAGCAGATTTTTAGCAAAAAACAAAATTAAAAGAGAGAACGGGAAGTATGCACCATCGAAAGCTTTTGTGGACGAAAATGGCAATCCTTTGGAGTTTGAGTTTCGTCCGATTACATCAAAGCGAAATGAAACAATGCGTGAGGGCCATACAAAAGATGTTCCGGTAGTTGGAAAGCCGAATATGTTCCGTCCAAAATTGGATACAACGGCATATATCAATGATCTGATCGCAGAGAGCATTGTTGAACCGGATCTTTACAATAAGGAACTACAGGATTCTTATGGAGTGAAGACACCGGGAGAACTTCTGTATGCCATGATCGACAACCCGGGAGAATACCAGGACCTTTCTGCATGGGTTCAGAAGTTCCAGGGATTTGATACTTTAGAGGATAAGACAGAGCAGGCAAAAAACTAATTGAGGAAGGGGATGCGGAAGCAAACTATGCATATTATGCATTGCACAAGCTCCACATTCTCCCTTCCCAATGGGTTGCTTTAGAAGAGGAGGAAAAGGCTTTTATTATTGCCTGTATAGATATAAGAATTGAAGCGGAAAAGGAAGAGGCAAAGAAAATAGCGAAGGAAGCAGAAGGGCGGTGATGATATGGCTACAATTACAACGGGAATACAGTTGGCAGACAATTTTAGCGCCCCTCTTATGCATATCATCAGTTCTGTGAATATGGCAATTTCTTCGATTTATGATATGGATCAGGCAATGAATGCTGGTGTGAATACGGCATCTTTGGAAGCTGCCCGGAATGAAATTGCACAGGCAACTGTAGCTGCGGAAGAATTCAATCAAACAATGCAACAGGCGAGTAGTCCGATCAATGATAATATTCGAAGGCAGGAACAATTTAATCAGTCATTACAAAACGGTGCAAGTGAATCATCGAATTTAGTTTCGGCAATTAAACGAATGGCAGGGGCGTACCTGAGTATTCAGACGGCTGGAAAAATTTTGGAGATGTCGGATGAGATCACACAGACCACTTCCAGATTAAATATGATGAATGACGGATTGCAGAGTACGGCCGATTTGTACAACATGGTTTATGTGGCTGCAAACGATGCCAGAGGATCATTAGGAGATATGGCAAGTGTAGTTGCCCGATTTGGTAATAATGCGAAAGATGCATTTAGTTCCAGTGCAGAAGTTGTCCAGTTCGCAAATTTAGTCCAAAAGC